TTTAACATTACAAAGCTTTTGCATGTTTCTATAATTGAAAATGATATTTTATATCCAGTTGATATCTTAAGCGACACCTTATATTTTGAAGGAACTTCTCTTACAGCTACAGGACGTCCTTCAAAATGTTATTTTACTAATAGAATGGTGCCAGATGCAACACCTCATCGATTAATGGAATCAGTAATTACATTTTATAAAATACCTGATAAAGGGTATACCTGTTCAATTAAAGCAAAAATGAATATTACAACACAAGCTTTAAATACTGAAATTGATAATATTCCTCCGTACATGATTTTTTATTTAGAAAATGCATTAGCTAGAATGTTACATCGTAATTATCCAGCTAGTAAATGGGATGAAGTAGATGAATCTTATTATAAGCAAAGTAGAGATGACATTATTGCAAGTAATGCAAGGAATTTAGATATTAATGATACTTCTATATTTAGAAAGAATAATTATATAACGAATTTATCATCATTGAGTAGATAATATGAGTACATTGACGACAGTAAATTTAGATATTGTAGGGGATTATGCTCGACATGGTTATGATGAGTTTGATTCTAAACGAACTCTAAATATGTATGCTGCTGTTGACCATCAAGGTAAGAACAATAAATCTTTATTCACGCGCCCAGGTTTGAAAGAAGTTAAAACATTGGTAAGGCGTGGGCGAGGAACAGGACGAGGAAGAGCAGCGCATGTTTTTGATAATAAAATATTTATTGTCATTGATGATAAAATATATTCATTAGATAACTCATTTAATATTGTTTATCTTGGAGAAATTCTAACGGATAGAGGATATGTAGGAATTGAAGACAATGGGACAGAGTTAGTCTTCGTGGACGGGAAAGGGGGCTGGGTTTATAGTAAAGATACTGGTGTATTAACTAAAATAACAGCTCCTGGTTTCCTAGATAATCCTATAGATATCACAGTTCTAGCTGAAAGATTTATTGTATGTCAGGCTGAAAGTGCTTCGTGGGGAATTTCTGGAATAAATGATGCTAATTCATGGGATACATTAGACAGAGCTAAGTTAACAGCATATCCCGACATATTCACAGGATTAGGGCGTTTGAGAGGTCTGTTATATCTCTTTGGTCAACGTTCGGTTGAAGTTTGGTACGATTCTGGCCAAGCGTTTCCTTTTAGTCAGCAGTCTGTACAGACACTGGATTATGGGTGCGCATCTGCTGGAAGTATTGCTATAAATTTCGAACGTGCCATTTGGCTTGCTCGATATTATAACGGTCAGGTCTCTATAGTGATGACGACCGGTGGAGAGCCTGAAAAGATAAGTACAGCAGCTATAGAAGAAGAATTATCTCTGTATAAAACACCAGAAGACTCGAGCGCGTATATCTTCAAAAATAGGATTGGATATATTTTCTACGTAGTTAATTTTACTGAAGATAACAGAACATGGATGTATTGTCTGACAACTCAATCTTGGTCTCAGTTATCATATAAAGATGAAGACAGATGGCTACCGGAGGCATATTTTTATTATAACGATAAACATTATGTTTTACCTTATAACGCAAATTCTATTATGGAGCTATCTGATCAAATTTATGATGATAATGGGACTTCTATTCGTAAAATGCGTGAAGTTGGTGTGTTTTCATTGCCTAATTATAAAAATCATCTTTTATGCGAGATATGGTTTGATGTGAAATCTGGTGTAGGTCATGAATCTGGTAATGATGATGATCCACTACTTAGATTAGAAGTTTCTAGGGATGGTGGAATTACTTATGGAAACCAGTTAAGTCAGGCGATGGGTAAGATTGGAAAAAGAAAGACTGAAGTAAGATTTTTTAATTTAGGAATTAGTGCAGATACAGCATTCAGAATTGAAAATTATAATAAGATTCCATTCGTTTTATTAGGATGTTCATTGACTGTGGGGATTCAATAATGCTTGAAAAACAGCCGTATGACAATGTAGCAGGAAAATATTCTATTAATCAGAATTGGAGTAGGTGGTTCGAGAGGGCTACAACTGCTATTAATTTTTCTAGTACTCCATCAAATACTCTTATTTTAAATGCCTACGATCAAATTAGAGTTGAGGCAGGTATTATGAGAATTGAAGGCGCAAGTGCTGGAACTACAACATTGACGTCTGATCCTCAGATTACAGCAGGAGAAGATGGTCAATCATTAACTGTCGAAGGAATGAGTGATACAAATAAAGTTAAGTTTGTTAATGGTAATGGACTCCAATTATCTGGTGGAGTTGATTATGAGATGGGTGAAGGAGATGTAATATCATTTCATTATAATAAAAAACGAAATATTTGGATTGAGAATAGTAGAAGCAATAATTAAAGGAGAATAGATATGTTTGCAGCAGCATTACCATTTGCCGCCGAGCTTGGAGGTAACTTACTTGGTTATTATTTAGGTGGACAAGGTGATTTTTCCGGAGGTGGGGAGAAAACTTTAAAAAGTGCTCAAGATTATATTCAGCAGATGGGTCAACAAGCGATAGGTCAATTAGCTCCATATCAACAGGCAGGCTATGGTGGATTGCAACAATATATGCAAGCATTGCAACCGTATTCCGACCCTTCGCAAATGTATTCTCAAATTATGGGTGGATATCAAATGTCTCCAGCAGCTCAATTTCAACAGCAGGAAGGTATTAAACAATTACAGAATGCAATGGGAGCTAGAGGGATGGCTGGATCAGGTCAAGAAATGAAGGACATCCTAGGTTATTCGCAAGGATTAGCATCACAAGACATGCAGCAATATTTACAGAATATTCTAGGTATGGGTCAAACATATTTAGGTGGTGAGGCTGGACTCGGTCAGATGGGTATGGGTGCGGCTGGTCAGATGGGTCAATTTGGACTTACATCTGCAGGACAGTATGGAAATCTAGCTGCACAGTTAGCACAAACACAAGCACAGGCTGAAGCCCAGAAAGTAGCATCACAAAGTGGATTAGGTCAATATTTAGGTGAGTTTGGTGGTGGCCTTGGTGGTGCTATCAGCGCATTTTTATAAAGGAAAAAGATTATGGTAGCATTTAATCCGCAAGCAGCAGCAGCTGGAGGTCAGGCAGCGCGTAGTTTATTGACTTCACCATATGTAACTCCTATGGCCCAAGCTCAGTTAGCTCAATTGCAAGCACAAGCTGCATTATCACAAGCTAAAGCACAAGACCCTTTATTAGGTCAGGGAGGCGGTCTTACAGGAGGTCCTGCACTTGCATTAGGTCGTGCACGTGTTAGAAGCCTAATGACAGGTCAACCTTTACAGGTTACGAAAGAAGACTGGAATGCTGGAGAATCTTATAGAAAAGCTCAAACTCAAAGTCTACAACAAAGAGGAATATGGGCTTATATGCCATCCTCGTCTAAATTACAGATGTTAAAAGTAGCGCAAGAAAAAGCAGCTGCTGGTGATAGAAGTTTATTAGATTCAATATTGCCTCAGATGACCCCTCAGGAGCAGCAACAATTAAATGTCACAACTGATACAGGTCAACAATTAGTCCCAGGACAATCTCCGGAAACTGGTGTGCAGACACCTAAAACAGTTCAGCATCCATTAGTAGCAGCTATGACTGGTACACCAGCTGTTCAAGCTCACGTTCCTACTGAAGATCAGCAACAATTTGGTGAAATGGCTGCACAAACAGGAAGTGAATTAGAAAAAGAGACTTCTGATGAAACAGCTAGAAATAGAGCATCTACATCAGCTTCTATTCTATCGGAAATAAAAGGTGTAAATATATCTCCAATGATGAGTTATTCAGGACCTGGTGGAGCGGCAGCATATAGAACCGATCAATTATCTAATGCAACAGGAACATTAACTGGGGATCGAAAGCAAAGATTTAATGATTATCAGACTTTTAGAAAAGAAACTCATAAATTTATTACTGATACTTTAAGACAAGCTATGGCGACTTCTGTTAGAGAAGGGTATGTTGAAAAATATATAGCTGATGCTGTAGCAAACCTGAGCCAAGGAGTAGATAACGTTTTAGATAACAATCCTGAACTTGCTCTTCAACGATGGAACAAATTAATAGAATACTTAGATCATTATCATAATAGTAATTTAACGAGAGTTAAAGGCGGAATAGCTGGTCAAGAACAATTCGAAACAGGTTATCAAAAAGGAACAGCTTTATTAATTCCTAACATTCCTAATTCTACACAAGAAAATATAGATCATACAGCTAAACAGCTTGGAATATCTACAGACGAAGTAATACAAAGATTAAGACAAAAACATGGAGCAGCATGATGCCAAAGATGTTATTAACAGAAGAAGACTTAAAACAGCCTGCACCAACAGTAGTTGGGCCTATTAATTTACTAGCTGATCAAGCATCTGTCGACAAAGCGTCTACAACTCAGCATCCTTTATTACAAGCTTTAGGAGGAGTTGGGAGAGCAGCTGTAGAAGTTCCGGCAGCAGCGGGACAAGAATTAGCTCAACAATTATCAAACTTAGTCACAGGTGCTGTTAATATTCCAAGAAGAATAGCAGGAGCACAACCTCTATCTCCATTTCAGGTTGCTGAAGCTCCTGGACGTCGGACATTACCAGGTAAAGTTGGCGGAGTACTCGGAGATATTCTAGGTTATGGCGGGACAGCAGCTGCTATGGGTCCTCTCGGCCTTGCAGAGTCATTAACTCCATTAGGCGAACAGGCAGCAATAGGTGCAACATACGGCGCAACACAGGCTCCTCAGGCACCTGAAAG